CCTCGCAGATATCTACGATGTGCTCACACAGGGCCTCCGGGATAACTGACCGCTCCCGGCTCCCGGCAAGCCCCTGCGTGCCCGTCTTTGCCCCTCGCGGCGCGGCTACATGGCACGGGTCTCCATTGTGACACGGCGGCTTAAATCCTGGATTCGGGTGATTCGTCCAGATATCGGTTGGTTTCATTCTGCTATCGCCGTATTGGCAATATGTAACGGTGTATCTGGGCAATCCCTGCATCCACGTCATTTTGCGCATGCCTCCCCTCGGGTTCTCGATGAACCAGTACATAGGAGATAGGGCTAAAATCAGACGTAAAACGTGCTGGTCAACTGCATCGCAGAACTTTGCATACTCGCTTATTGGATCCAAATTCCCCGTCTCTGGATTTTTGCGCCGGTGATGCGATATTGCGGCGATGGAAAATGTCGCACAGTCCGGGCTCGCCCAGATGACATCAGGGCGGCCAAAGCGCTCTAAAATGTCCTGCGCCGTGACGGTCATGATATCTGCATACCAATCAATATGGTCGAAGCCCTTATCCCACTCGATGGAATACACCTCATGCCCGCGCCGCTCGAATGCCTTTCCGATGCTTCGCGTCCCCGCAAAAAGCTCTAAACACTTCATCTCAATACCCCACTCCGATATAATCCAGCACTCGGCCATAGCCGAGGCCATTTTCGCTTGGCTTCCACATCCCGTCAGCAGGATCGTAAGCCCCACCGCCGATGCAGAAGTCGTAGTGCTTCGGGTGCGTGCGCTTCATGCGCTCGAAGCGGTTTTCGCCCTTTTCGAGATGCGCGCCAAATGCGCAGAACATACAGCCCGTGCGTTGGCAGCCCGTGCAGTGCAGCTTGCAGTCGATCAGCGTTTCCGCGTAGTCATTCTCTCCGTCGCTTGCCACAATGTCGCCGTAGACACTTGCGATAGGGATATGCCGGTCTACGATAAACCGTAGCACGTCCTGCTCCGTCCAGAAACTCATGGGCTTGCCCGCAGGATGTTTACCTTCAAACGCATTGCACCCAGTTTTTAACCACACTTTCGTTCTTAACCGACTTTCCTGCGCCGTTGTAGCCATAGTAGGGACTCGCTGCGTTTTTCTCGCATAGCCGTTCATTGGCTGCTTTTTCATTACCGCGCAGCATCTTGACGATATTGCGAATGGCGCGAATAAAAGATACTCCCACTTTTGACAGTTAAAATCGCTTGGAGTTCCGTTACTTCTTAAATATTCTCCACGAAGTCGAGCCGCAGAACGTCCGTCCGGCTTCACCCGCGCTTCTTCGACATACGCGGCCACCTCTTTGCTTACGATGCTGTACCCGTACTTCATAATCACCTGCCGAATGTTTATCTTCGGGCGTAGACGGTGGAGGTTGACGGTCACGCGGGGGAACTCCCTCCGCAGCCAGTCGGCGTACTCATTGACAAACTTCTGTATCTCCGGGTACTCCAACCCAGTGTTCACAAACACCAGATTCAGCTCCCACGCCGACACCGTAAACTGCGACGTACCGAGGGATTGTGCAAGTTCTGTTTGGTTATAGTTCGTCTTTTCCAGCGCCTCCTTGAGCACCGGATAAGCGCAGAACTCAAACGGCGTTTTCGGTCTCACGATTTTGCTCATGTGTGTACCTCCCCGAAAGCCTCTTCAAATGTCAGCCCCGTCGCAGCAAGGATTGCCTTGATAACGCCGATGCTGAATTCGTTCTTTCCCGTTGTCCATCGCCACAGGCAGAGCGGGGAAACACCTACCTTTTTGCTCAGCTCCGGTGGCGTGATACCGGAGCCCTGCAATGCCGCCTTGAGCTGTGGATATACGACCGTCTTAAACGGCACGTGATTCATGTTCTCACTCATTTTCCTGCACCTCTCCGAGCAGCGTCCCGACGGTCACACCCAGCGCTTCGGCAATGTACTGATACGTGGTTAAAAAGCTCATGCACTTGCCGGTCTCAAGGTTTCGAATGCTGTTGCGCGATACGCCTGACTTTTCTGCCAGTTTCTTCACGCCAAGCCCCCGCATGGTTCTCCATTTGCGGATGTTTGCGCCCACTTCCTCCGGTGACAGCATCCCATCCTTTGACGGCGGAGATTCCGACAAAATATCGCTTACGGAAATATTCAGCGCTTCGCTGATCTTGTACAGCGTCGGCAACTTCGGGTAGTGCTCACCCTTTTCCAGCTTCCCAATATGTCCCTGCCCGCATTCCACCATTTCGCCAAGCCGAAACTGGCTGATGTGGCGCACTTCGCGAACATTTTTGAGCCGTTCGCCCAACTCTTTTTCTGTCAACATCTTTTCTTGCTCCCTTTATTTTCTCAGCTTTTGGCCACGCCGCGTTCTGAACTGGCGCGCTCCCAAATAATCGTCTTTTGCCTGCGTCTGCCGCTTCTCTTCGGCCTTCGCCGCCCGGACCTTCGCAATATCCTCCGCATAATGCGGGCAATGGTCCTGGCAGCCGGGATAGCGCACGGGTGGCAGGCAGCTGTGGCAGTGCTCAAAGCTCATCTCACACCTCGCGGATCGTGATGCCGTACTTGTCCTGCATCAGTTTCTTTTTCAGCAGATAGTCTTTCGTTTTCATGCCCTTTGCGTCCTCTACCTCGCGCAGCCAGTACACCGTGCCATTTTGGTCCGGCACGGTCGCCCGCTCGTAGGTAAAATCTGCCTTGTAGACCATCGGCTTGATCCTCTCCCCCTCAATGGTCGTGTAACCTTCCACGAGTGTGAAATTGGCTTGCAGCCGCAAATCGCGAATCTTGCCCATCGCGCGCAGCACTTTCAGCTCCGCAAACCGCGCCGCCTCGCGCTCGGAATCAAACTTGATGCCGTCGCGCACGACTTTTCGGTTCCCGTACTTGCTCCGTTTTTTGACTTCCTGCACGGCCATCTTTGCCATAACCTGCGCTTGAGCATCTTTGCCAAGCTGAGAAATATCAATCCCCATGTGTTAACCTCCCATCTCGGCAGCAGCCGCTTCCCACGTCAGCCCGTGTTCCCTTGCATAGCGCGAAACACTCGGCAGAAATGCTTCCTGTTCGGCAAGCCGCTCGATGTATGGCTTCATCCAAGCCACCGAGACGCGCGGGGAAGCTGCGCCCCTGATCTTTGCCAGCACTTGGCCGACCTTCGGGGGGAATCCCCTCGTATCCTCGGCAATCAGCGCATTCACTGCGTCCATCGCTTCGGCGGGGTCTTCATTGCCCAGCATGTCCGACCAGAGGGCAACCATCTCTTCGGCTTCTGCTCTGGTCATCTTGGCATAGGCCTGCGGATAGGCCTGTTTTAATCGCCCTAAAAGGCTAATTACGTCAGCTCTTTCCACGGTTCTTTTCCTCCTCCAACATCTCGGCGAATACATCGCCGCCGACAAACGGCCTATTCTGCGGTGCCTTGCCGCCCTTGTTCTGCTCTTCGGCGAGCCAATTAGTAATGAAACGCTTAACCCCCCCGCGCGTCTTTCGCT